ATGCACCTTGGAAAGGTTCTGTTCTGTTTTCATATTTGAATCCGAGTAAGTCAAGCCCGTCAGTGTAAGATTTTTCCCAATCTTTTCTGGACATTTTATAGTCCATGTAATTTGTTTTCATTTCATTACCTAATGGATTTAAAACATCATCAGGTAAAATATCTGCTAGGTTATCAAAATGAGATTCTGTGCCAGGTATATTAATAGAACCTGGTTCAAAGTTGATAGTCGCACCTCCATCTTCTTCAGGTGTAACTTCTACTGGTAACTGTTCTTTGATCTCCTCTTTTACTTCGACCTCTTCCGCGCCAGGAACTTTTACTTCGGTACGAGTATTACTAGGGAGTCCTTTGTCTATATCTGCCATTTATTACTCCGTCATTTATCTACCACGTTTCAATAGAAAATCCAAGCCCTGTGGTGTGGGTCCTGATTCTGGTGCTGGTCCTGATCTTTTACCAGCTAATTTAGCTATGCCGCCGCCTGCAAAATCGTACTGTGTTTGACCTGTAATGTTGCCCATGGGTATTGTAGTGCCCAATATATTTTCAGCGGGTTGTATGTTTTCTCTTAAATTTTTTCCAATGTTTCCGAAATAATCTTTAATGTCCATAAACAACTCTTTTTTTGGAACTACACCATATTGAAAACGTCTTTCTCTGTTTGCTTTTATTAAATCTTCATATTGAGTTTCTGCTTTTCCTGCTGCAGCTTCTGATTGAATTCTTTCAGGTAAAGGTAAACTTTGATATTGTGTTTTTAAATTTTCAAACTCTTTTGTTTTTTCTGCCATTTTATCTTTAAATCTAAATTTATCTGCTCGAGAAGCATTAATATAATTATTTAAAAGAGTGTTATATTTCTGTTGTGCCTCGTTAAAATCTAAAAATTTAGATGATTGCGGTTGAAGGTTTTTAAGAACATCACTTTTACTATCTCCAGCAAGACCATAAGTAGCTTCATAAAGCGCTCTTTTAAAAGGCAAACCATACATACTTCCACCAGCTACAAACAAGGGAGCAAGAATGCCTTCTCCTTTAGCAATCAACTTTGCAGCTTGTCCTGCTTTGCCAAAAGAAGGAATTTTTTGTCCCGCTCCGAACGTGCTGGCTACTGGTCCTTTGCCACCAACGTTAATTCTTTTTTCAAAATCAAGTAAAGTTTGATTTCCTGTTTTAGGATTAAATTCTATACTACCTTTGTACCCATATTTGTATCTATTGTTATTTATTTTAAATCTAATTGTTTTGTTATTTGATTTTAAGTAAGTGTTAATTGGAGCTACGTTGCCAGTTGGGTTATTAATTAAATATTTTTTTGCATTTTCAAACTGAGAATTTTCCATATAAGTTGCTGGTTGAAAATTAATTGGATAACCAACATTTTGTTTTCTAAATCTTTTTGGTGTAATATGATCAGGTGCAATTAATTCACCTTTCTTTGCTTTATCTATTGCATGTTGTGCTAATTCAATATCACTAAATACTTTTCCTCTAACGGGGTTTGCCTCTGTATATCCAGTGAAGTCTACGGCACCACTATTAGGATTTATTTTAAGTCTTAATCTCTTTAAAAAATTTTTATCTTTTGCAAGTTCTTCTGCAGACATGTTTGCATAAATTTTGTTTCTGTCGGCTATACCTTGAATAACTTCTTTTGCTTGTTTTGTAGTTTTAGGACCAGCTTTTTTTTCAGCTTCTTTAATAACTTCTTTTGCTCTTTTCTTAATTGCTTTAGCTCCAGTTTCAGGGCCACGAACGTTTACATCACCAATTAAATCAAATCTGTTACCTGCTTTTAAAGCATTTCTAATTGTTTTGTTATCAAGCTTTAACTGTTTAGAAACGGCATTAGTGCTTCCAAGTTCTTCTCTTAATTTTATAATGTTTTGAACATAATCAGATCCTTCAGTCAATTTATATGGTTTAAATCTACCCTCTGGTATCTTTCCATACTTTGCCTCATATTCTTTTATCAATGGTGACGTAGATCTTAATTGACCACTTTGACCTTTTTCAGTTGGTTTGTAACCAAGATCCTCTCCAATCTGTTTTAAATTAAGAGGTGTATTTTTTATATAGTTATCTACACTTTTTAATAACTCATCTGTAATTTTTATAGGAGACATTCTTTTGCTTAAAGTAATTCCTTCTTTAAGAATTGTAGAAGGTCTAGCAAAAAAATTTCTTACGGTGACATCAAGATTATTATCGTCAATAATTTTTTGAACCATGTCTCTAGTTACTTCAGTGCCATCTGGTAATTCGTTTAATATTTTAGCAAGAGCCACAGAGCCGCCTTTATCAAAACCAATACGACCGCCATCAGCAAAACCTAATTCTTTTTCTATAAACATTTGAGACTCTGCATCTAAGAAAGGTCTGATCTCTAGATATTCTTTGTAAGCTTCTCTTGTAGATTTTTTTGGTTTGCTTTTTGGTATTACAGGTTTTTCTTTTGGCTTAGTTAAGTAAGCCATCATCTGATTGTATTCGTTAATCTTCATTACTCTCCTAGCATGTAGGCGACACCGCCACTTGCAAGTTTTTTCTTTTTATTTCTTAATTTTCCACCAGGTGACATTTTATAATCTGTTTTTATCATACCCACCTCTTTCATAATTTGATCAACATTAGTTAAACCATTTTCAACTTCTACCTCTGTTCTATTCGGTGATGCATAATCTTTTACAGTTGTTGTTTCTCCATACTCGTTAGGAACCTCAATAACTTTTCCAGTTTTAGTGTCTATATCTGCATACCCTTTTTTAAATTCCAAAACTTCTTCGGACGTAACTCCATCGAAATCAAAGTCTCCTTCTGGAGTTACATAGCCATCTCCGCTTTTATTAGTTTTAATAACCCTTACGTCTCCAGTGGATAAATCTTCTTCTAAAGTGTAGTCCTTATATTCAGTGACCCTCTGACGTTCTGTTACTGCAGCTTTTTCTGTTACATCATCACCAAATTTTTTTATCTTCTCTACAAGTTTTGGAAAGTACGCTGGCACACCAGAAGTAGAAGTCGCTGCTTCAGTAACTTTAGCAGCAGTCTTAGCACCTTTAAAAAATTTACCAACAATAGGTAGTGTTGCAAGTCCACCTATTAATTTTAAAAAACCTCTTCGAGACATTTTACTGCCATCCTTAAATCGTTTTCTAAAATTTATACCTACATTAAATCTATCACTATCTACAGGAACAGTTTTTAAAACTTGATTATTGCCACCAGTAAATCTCTCGTTTGCTCTTGATTTCATATAATCACCACCAATAGTAAATCCTGTGTCACCTATAGGTATTTGTCCAGTAATTCCATAATTTTGATCTGTAGTTGCCATGTTAACACCAGGTATAATTTCATTTTTACCATAACTGCCACCACCAAAGATTCCTATATTAACAGGACCAAACTTACCCATAGGAACTCGTGGGCTTCCAGGTATTTCTACGCCAGGACCATACTGTTCCATTTTAGACTGACTTTCTAATTGTATAGCAGGTAAACCAGATCCGGTGCTACCATTTCCAAATCCTATTCTCCCACCATCTGCTTTATCTTCTGGTGGTTTTTTAGCTTTTGCTTTTCTCTCGATCTCTAATAATTCATCAAAGCTTTCATTGCCACGAAGTTTTGTACCTAAAAAATTTTCCATAACTTCATAATTAATTTTACCTGATCTTGTTTTATCTCTAGCCTCAAACTCTTTGAAAGGTTTAGCTTTATCTTCCATCTCTTGTAGAACAGGATCTACAGGATCTTTTGTTTTTTTAGTTTTAGATGCTATGCCTAGTTTAATATCGTCAACATTTTTACTCGTCATCTTAGCTAGCTCCTTCATCAAATCTTTAGCTGAAGTTGCTTTTTTGGGTTTGTTTAGTCTATTAACATTAATTAAATAATCATAAGCTTCGCTATAAAACTTAGCGCTATCTCTAGCCGATAGATCAGCTCTATCTATACCTCTCATCCTTGCAATCTCATCTGCTAAAACATCTGCATTATATTTAATATCACCTTTTGCGTAGTTGGCGCCCCCTGCTAAATTTTCATTTGCTTGCATAACATCCATTTTAGCACCTTTAGGTTGAACAACTCTAGGATCTAATTTTTTAGTGTCCTTAACAATTTCAGGTTTGAAACCTATGAAAGGATTGTCTTGAGAATAAATATCTGTCTTCTCCATTGAATCTATAATTTGTTTTCCTGTGGGAGCTGGTTGGTTTCTATTGTTTAGAAATATTTTGATTGATGCTTCGTCGATGTTTTCAATTTTGTAACCTGCTTTCTGCATCTCGGCGATGATGTCCATGGCCTCTTGATTTAGTTTTAATGTGTTTGTTCCAATATTCGTGATCCCTGGACCTTTGCCCACGCCTCGTTTTCTTATAATCGAATATACTAAATCTCGTAAATTTTTTAATCTGCTAACCATCAATAATATACCTTTGGTGTAGGGTCTTTTTTCTCGTCAAGATAGTCTTCAGGGTGAGTTATCAATCCGCCCTGCCTGAAGCGCATGATAGCTTGTGTTGTAGAATCCACAAGGTCGTCGTAATCGCCATTAGGGAATGCTGCACATTCCTCTATAACCTCTTCTGCAAATTTCTGATCTGGCGCCCATATCATTCCAGACTCAAAAAGAGGCGCTACTGCGTTTACTCTAGCATGCTTATCATTTCCTTTGCTTGGTGTAAAGTTAATAACCGGTATGTCCATTTGCCGAAGCTCGTAGGTCAGAGGCAATCCTGATGCTTTAGCCTCTATAATCACAGACTCTGGCTGCCAATACTTGTATTGCTGTAAAGCTAAACGTCTAAGTTCTGGGAACTCGTACCTGCCTTTAATAGCATCTAACAGTATTAGATT